ATACTTTCGTATCAGCGCCTATTTTTCCGTCGGTATTTGATTCTTAACTTGACACCGCGTTCTCTGCCTCCGAAAAACATTGTATTACCGACTAATTCAATGTTTTCTTATCCGGAAGCAGGGAACAGCGCCCCTTCTCTTTTGCTCATTTACTATTTAGTTTTTCCGCATCCGCGATCATTGCCAGGATCAAGGTATCCTCGGTCAAAGCTATCTCCAGCTTCTTCAGCGCGGAATTGGTGGCCGTCTGGATGGTGTTTCTGCTTCTGTCCAGCAGTTCTGCAGTCTGTTCCAGGCTGCGCTTCCGGCAGATGTGGTGCAGGATCACGTCCCGCTCCAGCTGCGTCAGGTTCACCGTATCCAGGGTGTAATTGATCAGAATCATCTTGGGGCATCTCAGCACTAACAACACTCTATCTCGTGTCATATATCATTTTCCCTTTCCAGCCGCGTGCTGTGCCCTACCCTCTTAACTTTTTTCAGACCTCATCAAAACATATCTAAACCAAGCCAATGGTCTCACTCCTGTCTTTTCTCGGATTCCTTATCTTCTGTATGTACCATCTGATCCCCTGCTATGTCTGTAGCTGCATTCAGTGCGCTAATAGCTTTTCGCAGAAAGCGCGGGATCTTCGAACCAAGCTTTCCCGCATTCTCAACGATAGATCCCAGCTCTGTAACGATATACCATACCAGCACCACCGGGCTTAACATTACCTCATATGTGAGAGGCAGCGTAATGCCAGGGATATTATTGACGATCGAACCAATCAGCAGATCAACGCAGATAGCTACCGCAACAACTACGATGCTTCCGAACTTATGCCAAATGCCATCTCTTGCTTTGCTGCTGGACCATTCACCTGCGCGTGCTGCCGCTGCACTGCCGGTGATCCAATCCGCAGCCATAGTGCCGACATAAAGGCACACTAACCACCCAAACCAACCGAACTGCATTGAGATCGCTGAGAATACTGCTGTAATGCTCAGCTTAACACCGTCTACTCTGTCCATCTTACACCTCCCGATATTTATCCCGAAGGGCTTCCAGGCCGCTGATCAGAGCATCATGCTTTTCTTTCAACGCATTAAACTCCGTTTTCAACGCATCCAATTCTTCTTTTAACGCGGTAGAATCTGTGTTGGGTTCTGTTGGCGTTTCTGCTCCAGGAACACCCCAACCATTCAGGCCAGCGCTCTTGATGATCTCCGGATAGTTCCGATAGGCGATATTCATATCAACATCACCGGCTATACCGTTAACCTTTCCTTTTGCTGAATACTGCCACATTCCGAATGTTCCGGTATATGTAGGTACAGTTGACCACTGGGCAAGCCATAGGTCGATATGGGACAGTCTGGACATATCCAGGCGATTCCTCACCCAATCAAGGTTAGAGTAGATAGCTGCATAGTATCCGTGTTCCTCCAGCGTTTCACAGAACGCAAGGCACATATCTGTCAGCAGCTTTCTGCCGAGATTGGCCTGACTCTGATCTTCGATGTCGAATACCACCGGCATAGAAGGCTTGGAGCCTTTGATAGCGTCTATGCAGAACAGTGCTTCTTGTCTGGCTCCCTCTACAGTAGTAGCATAGCTATAATGATAGAAGCCATACGGAACACCGTTTGCTTCACATCCTGCGATGTTATCCGAAAGACGTGTATCGATCTGGTTGGGGTTGCCGTAACCATAAGAGGATCGGATGATAGCGAATTCCACCCCTGCGTCCTTCACCTTTGCCCAATCGATCTTGCCCTGATGTCTTGATACATCAATACCTCTGTATGTTGCCATATAACGCCCTCCTTTCTGGGCTATGATAACGATCCCGCTCTGGTTCTGTTCCCGGGCGGGATCGCTTTTTCTAATACTTACCGGCCTCTGCGTGCTGCCAGACCGGCGGCGGCGTGCTTTTTGTCCTCATCAGACAATTTGTCCCGCTTAAGGTTTTCCAGATAGTCCTCTCTCAGCTCATCCGTGATTTCGTCATAGTCGAAGCCTTCTCGGACAAGAGCATAGTCTACATCTGACAGGTGGGGACAATCCTCACGATTGATGATGATCATGCCCGTTTTCTTGGTCATGGGGATTTCTTCGACCGGGATACCGAACCACTTAGACCACTTTTCTGCCTTCTTCTTCTGTGCCGGAGTCATGTCCTTGTACGCGATGCCTGTTGCTACTGCCATAATTTTGTTCCTCCTTGTTGTTTCGGGTTATTAAAATGGCGCTGTTTATAGCGCATAAAAACTGAATAGAGATAAATCGGTTGTAATATCGTTTTCGACAACGAAGCTGATAGATTTTTCGGTATAGCTAAAGCCGTTAGCCTGAACGAGATAAGAGGGATTAAGCGGTCTGTGAATCGTTAGTTCCTCATCAAGCGAAGAGTGTATAAGAATAGCCAAAGGCTTTGATTGGTATTCGATTACAACAAAATGTCGCTGTGACAGCTTTAATTCATCCGAGGTTACGGTAATCATATTAACCCCCGGCTCGTACACCCCCATTGCTTGCAGATGCCGATCCTGTTGTGACAGAGGTCCCTCCTCCGCCAGCCTCCGGCAACGCATTGATCGTGTCCAGAATAGCTTGGAGATCAGAGTTATTCGACTGTAGATCTGTGTTATACGACATATGAACCTCCTTATAAAAAATTGCACCTCAATCCTCCACAAGGGTGACGTTGATCGTTTTGCCGGAGACGGATGGAGGGAAATACACACAAAACAGCCCAGCTGTGTATGACGTATCGCACTCTTCGTTATCAACTTTGTGCTCTAAATATGCGCCTCTTATTGTCATCATTGATCCGCAGGCAACATCCGTAAGTGTTGTGTCATCTCCAAACGTTGCGACCCTCGCCGTTTCATTGTCTATTTTCTTTACATAAAAATGTGTTGCAGCAGCGCTCCCCGTAATAGTTACCGTACAAGTCTCGATTCCACTCTCCCCAGCCTCCGGCAACGCATTGATCGTGTCCAGAATAGCTTGAAGATCAGAGTTATTCGACTGTAGCTCTGTGTTGTACGACATAGGCATCACGCTCCTTCGTAATGTTTGCGGTTTTAAAAATCCTGATACTGCATAGTAATTGTTCCGTCTGACTTAACCCTAAAATAACGGATGCCGTTAAAGTTGTAAATTATTTCAATCGCAGTTAGGGAAGGAAGATAACTGCCAGAAGTAAAGATATTCATAAATGAATTGCGCAATACATTTTCTAACACCATAGTAGTTGCACCATCGGCATAAAGGCCATCGTGTTCGATATATTTTGGAGTAAGTTCCCCATTCTCAACGCTTGTGTATCCGAGAGCGGATATAGCACTATAGAGACCTTTACCGTCGCTTGTATTTAGCGTGATGGTACAAGTCTCGTAACCGACTGCCGACTTCCCCTCCAAAGCTTCTTTAATCTGTGTTATCAAAGAAGCTTGTTCGCTGATTTCGTTGGTCAGGGTAAACGTTCCGGCTCCAGCTGTTCCATCCTGCTTGATGTACTCTTTGCCCTCAAATACCTCTGCATCAGAGGCGGGAGCGGTGAGGGTGGGGAGTTTCACACCCAGTTCTATCTGCTCGATCAGCCCCGGCAGAGCGTCACTGTTAGCGCCTTCCGCTACGGTCACACCTTTCTCCGCCACTGCCGCCAAAGAGTCAGATACATTCTTGCTGATTCTTTCGATCTCGCTTGAAATGCTCATACCCGTACCTCCTTAGATTGCCGCAAGCGCTTCCTCAATGTCACTGGTAAGGCTTACTGTGCCACCGGAGGTATACCCGGCCGGGACGGTCACCGAAGTAGCGGTCAGGCCGTCAATGGTTTCACTCACATCACCGTTGTCCATCATAGTCCCCTCGGTTTTAGCACCGGACGCGTCAACGATAAATTTACCTGTAAGCACATCCTTTGCCTCTGCTGTGACGACCGTGATATCCTGATACGCATCTGGAATCGCAGCTACGGTGACTTTGCTCAGCACCTTTCCGCTGGTAGGAGTAATGATCTGCTCGCTCTTGGTCGGCGTTACGGATTTCTCCTCCAGAGTGATCGTCACTTCTCCGGTACCACTGTGATAACCGGCAGTGATAACATATTTGACAGCGGATGTATCCAGCGTCTTTTTGACCGCGCCATTGTTCGCCATGGTACCGGTAGTAACCGTACCGTTTGCCAGAACAAATACTTTTCCGGTCAGCACGTCGGCAGCGGCAGCCGTGGTGGCTGATACATCTTGATATGCGTCCGGGATTGCACCAACAGTAACGCCAGAGAGGCCATAGTAACCAGAGTCGGGAGTGATTGCCTGCTGTTTCTTTGTGGGCGTTACGCTCTTTTCCTGCAAGCTGTAATTACCACCGCCTGCGGTTCCCGAGACTACACCGGAACCATTATGATATCCGGCAGGAATGGTATAGGTCTCTCCCTCTTTTACAGATGCGTTTACCGCACCGCGATTGATGATGCTTTCGATCTCGGCTGCACAGGCATCCAATGTTGCAGAGCTGCTCACCATTCCAAGTTCCACCAGCTTTGCACGAATGGTGTTTCTTGCGGTCTGGATTCTGCTGATCTCAGTTGCTACGCTCATATTAGTTCCTCCTTAAATCGTCGATAAAAGAACTTCGATGTTTCCCACAGTGGTATGTACTGCTGCGGACGTGATCGGGAGAGTGTTATCCTGTTCTACGGAATCTGCAGTATTTACAGAAAGCACACCGTTTTTCAACGTAAGTGTTTCATCTGTGATGAACGATGTTCCTCCACCTCCGCCGCCCGGTGTGATATTTCCGGCGATGTTCTCCGCTCTGTCTGCTTCTTCTTTTGCCTTTTGAGCCGATAGCTCTGCCTGTGCTGCATATTTTGCAGAGGTTTCCAGATATACCTCAACCTCGGATTTTGGTGGAAACGCATCACCGGGACCCACATCTTTGATGATCTTGAAAGGCCCGGATACAGCCTTGTATTTAATTTCACCATCTGCGCTGATTCCTTCGATCTCCAGTCGATGATTTCCGGAACCTCTGGTGTAGTCTTCTGTGATCTCCCATTCAAGAAGTTGGTTGCCGTCCGGGCTTACTCCAACTTTGTTCAGATGGCCAATTACCCGCTCACCGGTTTCGATGGATTTCAGTTTCAGCGTGTAGCTCAGCTGTGTTACATCCACCTGATCAAGCATCGGGACAGCAAACACTTCGGTTTCAATCCTGCTCTCTCCGGAGATCGCCAAACCATCCAAGCATTCTACAGGGATACGTTTGTTTACGATCTGGATCATACTTTGTCACCTCACTTTTCCAAGGATATAGAACGTACCTCCAACCGCTGCAGCTAACACCATATCGCCTACACTGGGAGAGTAGGAGGATAATGCGAGATATTCCTTTTCATCTCCCGTATCGCTCCCCCAATCTACCGTTACGCCATTGTTTCCAACGCTTTTCACGGTTCCGATGCGAAAGCCGACAGCTTTGGTTTGCGATTTTGGTGACTGCATTCCTGTTTTGTTCAAATCACTAAGCATTCTTACAGCCTCCTTAATGTGTGTGTCATTGTTCCGGCACTGCTGAGAGTAAGATTCCATGCAGTTTCTACATATACACCATCTATATCAGTGCCCGTTTTCAACTGCACTTGATCTTTTGCCCCATGGATCGGCATTGCCAACGTGTTGACACGCACCGTCCGATACAGGCTGGAAAGTTCAAACACCTTTCTTTCCAACCAATCATCCAGCTGTATTTGATCACTGACACTTTCCGGACCTTCAAGCTGTGCCACTATGTTTCGCTTCCGATTTACGGTAGACAGCGGATCCGCGATATTGTTATTGAAATATTCCGCATGGTAAGATGCTTCTGTTTCCGGTGCGTCTACATCAACAAAGAAGACGTTTGGTACATTAAAGTAATCCACGATATCCTCATATCCAGGAACTAAAACTGATTCTTTATCCGCTGCATAAACAATAGCCTGGCTGTTCATCTCCGGTAGCCGATACCGCGAAAGCACAGCAATTCCGTTTTCATCAAACCTGATCTTGTCGAAATTTATTTCGTCAAGAAGCGTGTTGATGATATTGAGTTTGCTTGTTCCCCGCTCAAAGGATCTATCTGTCATCAGCGTCAATTCTGAAACGTCTTCCTCCCTGATCTCCGATATCTGAGCCGAACGCATCATTGTTTTGACTACATCCAGATACTTTTCACCCGCTCGGAATGTCGTATCTTTCGTGAGCTTGTCCTCTACAAGCATCAGCGTTCTATCATAACAGTCTATCCTGAGATTGGTGTCAAGTGCTTGGTCTACCGTCTTCACTGGTGTGGCGGGGATAAATATCCCCAGCGGATAGTCTTTTTCAGCTATCCTCATGAACGGCTGAATCTCAACAGATATCCAGTCAAATTCGTTTCTTAGTGTCAGCTGTGCCGTTCTCTCAATATCCGCTGTAGTGTCAAGGTCCACCGTTCCTTCACACGGTACCGTTGATAATACAACGTTATTTTTAAGGATGTTGGCATAGCATTTCACTTTTCTGGAACCGTTTTGCGCAAATAGCGTTTTACGTTCTTCAGCTGTTATCGATACCATTTATTCACCCCTCTGCCGGAGGATCGTATGTGATTGTTTCTTCATACTCCACTTGTCTCACAGTGATACTGATATCATGATATCTTTCTCCGGATAGCTTCTGTGTAGTATCTGACACACCTGTAATGATTCCTCTGAATCTGTTTCCCATGCTGTCGCGATACAAACAGGTCTTTCCGCACAAGCCTTGCAGCCATTCCACCTTGGATCGACTTCCAATAATTCCGAGATTTACGCTTACAGACTTGTCCGCATTCCCTGCAGTTTGATATACTGGGTATTTTCTGCCCCATACCGAAGAGAACTCACCGATGTCTGTATAGCTTTCCGAGGATGTAAAAGGTTCTCCGAATCGATTCTGGAACCACTGACTATCATCAAGGTCATTTGCGGAAGAAAGCACCACCCCTGCCGGTACTCTGGTATCAACCTCAATGGTTGTATCGGTCCAATTGTCGTTGGCGTCTACACCCCTTACGGTATAGCTTGTGGTTTCTCCTCCAGCCGCAAGATCTGTATATGTACTTCCTGTGATCTTTCCGATTGGTTCGCCATTTCTCAGAACATACATCTTTGAGAAACTGCCGCTGTTTGCCACTGTAATCACAGCCTTGAGTTTTTCAAACCTCGCCTCTGCTTGTGGGGATGTAGTTCCTGCGTTATTTATGCGCATCGTATTTTCTGCCCAGGGCGACCAGATACCGGCAGAATTTTTCACCCTAATCTTCACCGCATAAGCTCCGTTTGGGTAATATTCCATCACCTGATATGCCTGCGATTTTCCAACCACCTCTCCAGTGGAGAAAAGGCCATCTGCAATAATCTCATATGACACTTGTTCTGTAGAAAGCCATCCAATCTTAGGCCTGGGGCTTTCAAGAATTTCTGAAAGAGTAGGGGCGTTTGGCGCTCCTCGGACAATTATCGGCAATCCGCTGCTCCAGTTTCCTGCAACACCATCGACCCATGTGCGTACCCCCCAATAAACTGTGCCTGTCGGAAACCCTGCCGTGTTTATTGTGTAATACGCTTCACCTGTCACATCATCGGTATTCCACGTTAATAATTCAGCAAATGTCTCCCAATTGCTGCCATCTGTGCTATACCTAAGATCCGTCTGCTCTGCCACTGCACCAAGAGGAACTCCGGGATACCACCGAAACTCTACATCTTGCCCTTTTTCAATATATTCATTTATCGGCTTGATTGGCTCTGCGTTTGACGCTCCTGACTTTGTATTCCATACGATCCATTCTGACCAATCAGATGCAAGCCCATCGGTATTTGTAAGTTGAATTCTCCACTTTGTTACATCTCCTGTGAAAAAATCCGGCCCAACTGTAAAAGAAAACTCTTTGCCTTCCTGCTCGGTTCCGTCAAGCAATACCGTTTCTGTAGCAATATTCCCATCTACTTCTTTTTGGATCACATACTGGCTTAGTGCAACGGATCCAAACTGGTTTTCGCGTCCAGTAATCACTCTGCACTCTCTGCTTATATCCGGGTTAAGAACGGACCCGGAAGGTGGATCTGATACTTCCGAAAGAGGCGCTGTTTTTTCACAGTTAATTCCAAAGAAACCGCTTTTGCCGTTTGTAGCGTCCCACGTGTTGTATGAATACTGATAGCTTTCCGTGGTTGCTATCATGAGAAAACTTCCACCTTGAAAAAACAGTACATCGACATACTCATCAGGAAGCGGTATCACTATGTTTTCATCATCCGGGAAAGTATACCAACCGTTTCCGCTTGTGATAGGTGTTATCGAAAAAGAGTCAAATGAAACAAGGTCGTTTATTTGTATCGTTCCAGCGACTAAGCCTGCAACAGTTTCTTTTGTTGCAACATATAGATCCCACTTCGCTACGGTTTGATCCGTCTGATCTATCACGGCCGGGGATCCCGTGTTGAATGTAAAGGACAGCGATTCATTTTCTGTTATTACCGTGTTGTTCGGGTAGCCTTTGAATAAAAATTCAAAAGAAGTGTCTCCGTAATATAGCATCCGAGAAGGTATATCTTGGTAACTTCCGCTGAACGTAGGTTCTTCAGATATGAATGTATCTAACTTCCTGTATTTATAGGCATATCCTTTGCCACTCACAGCCATTATCTCGCCCTCCCTCTTCTCTGCTCGTTTTCAAAGTACTGGATCAGCGTGTTGATGTCCTTTGCGCTTCTAAGATCAATGGTGAACTGATTGACATTGTTTTGCTGGATCTCCAACTTTCTTTCCAGAGACTGGATAGCTGATACAATCCTGTCTGCATCTGCACTGCCCCCAAGGATCGTGCTTGTCTGTTGTGCATTGTATACCCGCTCACCTCCGGAAAAGTTCCTGTATGTGGGTCTGGTAACCAGCTCCGGCCCATTCTCCGCAACAGCATGAACACCAGGCGTCGCGCTTGATACGCCGGTTGCGTAACCTGAATACATCGGAACCGTTCCCACCACAGTAGGCAAGCTGCCGACAACGGAATCTTGCGCATATTGTGCCTCTCGGAGCGATGAATTGAGTTTTTTTACCATCTCCCAAAGGTTAGCTACCTGAGGAAACACCAAATCCGAAAAGGTTGACGCCACCTTCAATCCGACTTCACTTGCTGTGTTTTGGAGCGATCTCAGATTCGCTTCAGAGTTTGTTGACAGCTCTTGCGTTGCCTTATCCAAGTCGGCTGTAAATTCTTTAGCCTTTTGGGATGATTTTGAAATAGCTAACACTGCATCTGTTCCGACGTCCTCCCACTGTGACCCAAACAACGCAGCCGACACTTTTGCTTTCTGCGTCTGATCCTGCAGACCTTCGATTTTCTTCACGGTCTGCTCCAGCGCCTTTCTGCTCTTGTCTCCACCTTCAAGGATCGCTTCTGTAACCTCATCGGCATCTAAACCAAGCTGAGACAAAGCGTCCTTAAATTCATCCGAAGCACCAACCGCCTGATTATAGAATTCTTTTACAGCATCTGCAGCTTTGTCTACACTGAAAGCTCCTGTATCCGCAGCTTCTACTAAACTTGCCATAAACTCATCTGCAGAATATCCCATCCTGTCAAAGCTGTTCGAATACTCATTCAGAATATCAAGTAAATCTCCACTTTTATTTGCAGACGATTGCAAACCGTTATATATCAGATCCAGTGCTGCTTCACTATCGATTCCAAATGTTTTCATCAGGGTACTGGCTGTCTTCACTGTCTCGGAATAGTCAGTGCCAAACACGTTTTTTAATGTGATTAAGTTAGCTGCCGTGTTTTCAGCTTGCATTCCTGTTTCACCAAGGATTCTGTAAACATTCGTAAAAGCATCAGATACATCATCTTTTGACTCTGATGTACCTCTTGCAAATACGCGATCTATGCTTTCAGAAAACTTTTGGGCTTCTTCCTGGGTAAGTCCCAGCGCGAAACGTGCGTTATCTGCTCGTGTTTCAGCTTCTATCTGCAGCTCTTCATACTGCTTTTTTGCTTCCAGAAGCTTGCTGATCATCTCTCCGATCGCAGGAATCAGCGCACCTGTGATTGCTGCTTTCATTGCATCGGTAGCGTTCAAACCGGATTCCTTTGCTTCCGTAAATTTGTCCGCAACCTCCAACAGTTTCCCGCCAAATCCCTCTACAGAGATACCAGCATCATCAAAAGATCCTTTGATAGAAGACCCAAAACCATCTCCATCCTCTTCGCCTCGTTCAAGCTGTTCGGATACTTCCTTGATTTCTCTCTTTGTACCCAGCGCCGCAGTTTCGGCTTCGTTTAGCTGTGTCCGCAGCTGTGTCATTGAATCGGACAATTTCTGGCCGTTTCTCTCTGCAGCAGAAAGAGCTTTTTCCAGCTCAAGCAACGCTGTTTCCTGTTCGCGGATCGCCTCTTCTGAAGCACTCCCGGATGCAGTCATGTCATCTAACGCTTTCTCCGCATTTTGAATCTCTTTTTTGTATTCATCTATCGCTTTCGCGTTCTTTTCATACTGCTCAGTTGTTTTCTCAAGCCTTTGAGCGATTTTTTCAATCTTCTCCTGATGCTTATCGTTCTGCTGATTCAGAAGCTCGGACTTTTGCGTGAGATACTCCACGCTGTCAGCATTGTCGTTAAATTCTGCAGTCAGTTTTTTCATCTGACTGGTAAGTTCTGCCTGTGAAAGCCCGATAGACTTAATTTGCTGCCTGTATTCTTTTTCACCTTCGAGCTGGATTTTCGCGCCTATGTTATATGCCATTTTGTCAGCTCCTTTATTGATATTCTCTAATTGTCTGCTATAATAAATTTAAGAGGTGATATTATGGAAAAAACCAGTCGCGGAACCATACTTCTTTCGATCGCCATAGCTATGGCGATTCTTGTGGTGATAAGCATCCCTTCTGTTCTGGATTACTTTAAATACAAAGCATATCTTGAACGCTCTACAGAACCTGTTTATGGTTTTTTTGTTTCGGAAGAATATCGTAATTCTCCCGCTCACGGCGACAGTGGTATGGTTGATTTCGTTTATAACACTGCAAAAGAAACCGTCAATCGATATACAGCTAAATCCCGTGAAAGCATGGTTTGGTATATCTACCAGAATAAAGATAACTTTTCTGAAGATAACTTTGTCATGGAGAACCTCATGTACGCCGGCATAGTTTTAGAAAAATCCTCTGCCAACGAGATTGCCTCTAATCTCGGATATCAAATATACGCTGTCGTTAAGGATGTGTATAGAGGGTTTGAAACTCTTGATAGCAATTATGTTGTCAGCAAACTTTCACGCGTAGATGAATACTTGGAAATCCTTCTTGAAGATGTGCACGATTTTTAAATTGTTTATACACCGATTCTCCAAACCCTCCGCTAAAACTGCGGAGGGTTTTTTCTTGTTCTTTATTCGGTTTCAGTCACATTCAGCAAAGATTTAAGGATTTCATCAGCCTCTTCTCTGGTCGGCTGAGGGTCGAACCTCCACAGCCATTCCAGGGATTTCTCGTCCTCAAATACCGCAGCAGTCAAGCTCTGTCCACTAAATGTAGGCTGTGCACCTCTGGTATTCAGGCTATCACCAGGATACTGGTATTTGACCTTCGGAAGCACAACAGGCACATACTGGTACTGATTGTTTTTAGCGTCAAATTCCTCGTAAATCGTTCCGAATCCAAGTTCCTGAGGCTGTGCTTTGTCAGTGTATCCAATCTTTTTTACGGATTTCCCACCGATCTGCATTTCAGTCTGCGCAAGATTAAACATATAAGCCAGCGCATCAGAGTTAAGTGTGCCGGTGCTATGTGTCAGCGTAGCACTGGAAAAACTATAAATACTCGCTGCAAGTGCATCATCCATATACACTTTCAGAGCCTGACCGGAATTATCAGACACGCTGTAGCTCATAGCGCCACCAGTCTTAATACCATCGGTAAATGTGGTCTTGTTGGTCTCAGCATCATACGTTCTTTTGGCAACGTAAAACTTGCTCAAGCCCGTCAATAGCATATTTATCCCTCCATTATCTTCCTGATCTCCAGATCAAGAGCCTGTTCCATGGCTTTCTCAACAGCCGCTCTGTTGGCTTTTACAGCTCTTTTTATGACCTGATGACCTTTGATGTGCTTGTTCTTTGTGCCGCTCTCAATCACTCTTGCTTTGAGCTGATGTGGTACGCCGCGTGAAAAGTTCCTGGCTTTTCGGGTATCATATCCGTCAAAACCGATCTTTGCATTCCACCATCCGCGCTGATCCAGTTGGATCGGTGTAACTCCCATTGCTGCAAGCATCTGGCCTGTACTGTTTGAACTCAATACATGACCATACCCCTCACGCATAGCGTCGGCCAGAACATTGACGCCGGCATACACAGCGGCTTTTGCAGCGTTTCCACCCTTATCTCCTGCAAGTGCATTGAGGCGCTGAATATAAATGTCCGTTGAACCAATTGTAGATATCTTAGCCAACGACACTCACCGCCATCCAATCCCATGCGTAGAAGTAATAGCCCTCATTGGCGTCAATCTCCACCTGTGACAGAGACCATCCAACTCCGGACTCATTGAGCAGTTTCTGCAGCGTATCAACCCGCTCATCATACTCCTCATCTGTGAAGAAGAAGATTTCACCGGTAATCGTCTGCTCACGCTTGCGATCATCCATGTCCGCACTCCCTGCTTCCGGTCCATGTGTCCAGATGATCTTTGGGCGATCATCTGTGCGTACAGGCTGACCGGGAGGATCAGAGAGGCCGTGATATACCTTTACGCCGTGTCTCTCCATCTGGAGCAGCGTGTTCCTGACCTTTTTGACAGTCTGCATATAGCTCACGGTCTCACCTCCTCAAGGGATAGATCCATAGATAACGGCTCCACGCCCACAGGGTACTGAATTTGCAGTATCTTATACTCACGTCCGCGATACCTCACCCGCTCACGTGTCGATACGTGTTCCCGCATCGGTGTTCTTACCAGCAGATCAACTTTCAGATTGTTCGCCATCGCATCATAAAAGCGTTTTTCACCTACGGTGCGCAGTGCAATATGAAGCCTTTCCACGGGTTCAAACACCAGTTTCGGCTGATCACCCGGCTCGCGTTTGTCTACCGATCGCAGGATCTCAATGATCCCATCAGAATAGATTTGAATTTTGGATTTTTCCATAATTCTCAATCCTCCTCCGGCTCTTCCATAGACAGTGATAACGTGGTGATATCGCTGATATAGTCGTTTTCAAACTGGTTTCTTGCTCCGGCTCTGGCATAACGGCTGTAGTCCATCAGCAGTGATTTGGCAAGATCGTCAACATCATAATCCATGTTTACCCCTGCCTTGCTGTCGATGTATGCCATCCCCTGCCGGAGGATGCTGATCAGCTCTGCATCTGTGTCAACATCCTCCCAGGTGATCTTGTTTGCGCGTTTCGCGTCTGCCAGGAGATCCGGGCTAACGACACGCGCCGCCATTATGCGCCTACCTGCTCAACCTTGTAAACCAGTTCCTCCAGACCGGAGATATCCAGGTATACAAAGCAATTATCATCCTTAGGTCTGCCGTTGCCGTACAGCTTAACCTTGTAGGTGCGCATATCCTCAAGGAATTTGAACTCATCGCTGTACTCGATCTTACCGGCAGTAGTGCCACCGGTGCCGATGCCCATGAAGTAGCCTTTGCCGATACCAACAATAGCCTTGCCGGCGGGAACAGCTACGCTCTGGATGATCTTGGTGGGATAAGGCAGCACATCACGCATATAACCACCAGCGGGAACCATCATGGTGGTTGCGGGCATTACTTTGGTAAAGTAATCCTCAGGGTTACATACCAGCACCAGATCTCTGATTGCTCTCTTCTTGCCGGAAGGAGTCTTTGCCAGCATAGCCAGTACAGCACCATAGCCCTTAGGATCCAGCTTGGTGACTGCCACAGTAGCCTTTTCGGGATAGACACCACCGGATACAGTTACATCCTCGGAAACATCTCTGTTCATACCGATGGGCTGCTTGTTGCCGTCGCCGTTTACGATGCCGTCTTCCAGACCGATAGCAATAGCCTCCACCAGTACGGCACGGACATATCTCTCCAGCCACTCAGGACCAAGATCAACCATAGCCATAGGAACCGGAATGAAGCCGGTCAGCTTCAGCAGAGTCATATCGACTACGTCAAAGCCGCTTGCGATCTCCTTGGTGATCTCATCGGTGAGAGTACCCCATACCGCAGCATCGCCGCCATCGGTGTTGATGATGAACTTGGTCAGGATACCGGTATTCACCAGATCAACAGCCTCCAGCAGAGGATGTTCCTGTACAATATCATCCATTACTCGATCGATAAAGGTGGGAGGAACAGTGCTCTCAATGTTCTCCAGCGCCTGTTTGGGATTGGAAGAACGGAATGCCTGGGAAAGATCGGTGAAGAACTTAACTTCTTTGGTGGTCAGAGGCTTCATGCCTCTTGCGGCCAGTGCGGTCACATCAGCGGACTGCATATACATCTCATACTCAGCACGTACCTCTTCGGATACGTTGGCGGCAAGGCCAGCCATAGCGTTGGAGAAAGCGTCCTTATCGTCTGCCTTCATAGCAGCCAGCAGATTGCTCAGAACGGTGTTTCTCTCTGCTTTGATAGAATCAAGATTTCTCATGTGGTTTTCCTCCTTTAGACAATCATGTTGTTAAAAATCTCCAAAAGCGTTTTTTCTTTTGGGGCTTCGGGTTTGGGTTCTGCTTCAGGTTTTTTCATCCTGGCAACAGCGCCGCGATATGCCGTCAAAGTCGCTTTATACTGGCTCAGATCAGCATCATCCCGCTCCGGTACAGTTGTTTCCAGACGGTCACAGAAGCCGTATTCCAGGCACTCTTCGGCGCTGAGAATGGTTTCCTTGTCGAGCATTGCTCTCAAATCATCCTCAGAAAGCTTTCCGTTGCTGCGCTGGAGATAGATCTGACGGTTTCCCTCCATCATCTTGTCCAGATCGTCCGCAACAGCTCTGTGTTCTGCTGCGTTCCCGAAGCAGCCTTCCATCATGTTATGGATGCCCATGGTACTATGAGGATACATAATGATCTCATCGGCTCCCAGAGCAATGATGGATGCGATGGAGTATGCGAAACCGTCAATATATGCGGTCTTCTTCGCCGGATGCCGTTTGAGCATCGCATAGATGCCATATCCTTCCTTGACAGAACCGCCCTCGCTGTTGATATACATGTTGATCTGGGACACACCGCTGTTTTCAGCCAGCTTTTCGCGGATGAATTCTGCGGAGGTCTCATCGTCATGTCGGTCGCCAAACCAATCGTACCAGCCGGGCTGAATGGCATCGTAAAAATACAGGTCCAGCGTGCCTTCGATTTTCTGAATTGCTTTCAGTCTCATTTATCTCACTCCTTTCCTGCGTTTTTTGCGTTGGTAAATAGGTGCTGATTGGCCCACGGTTCATCCACCAAAGGCTCTCTGATAATGCTTCTGACCTCATTGACGCTCCAGCCATTGGATACCAGGTTGGTAGCCAGATTGCCAATGCTGTCATATCCGAGGTGTTTGATGCTCTTTGTGTCGATCATCAGCTTTGTACCCTCCAGATATTCTTCCGGAGTGTATCTCTTGCTGTTGGTCTCTGCCTCGATCATCATACAGAGAGGATCCACGCAGAAGGTAAGCAGCTGATCCACCGCCTCCTTTATCCCTGCGATATCTCCCGTCATCAGCTTGGGCGGGATCCCGAATGCCCGACACATGAGCGTCGTCACATCTCCGATCATCGCCCAGATATCCCTGGTTCCTTCGCTGCTGTATGTCTTGCTGCCCAGTTCGTGGAGGGTGAAACCCTTATAGAGCGCTGCTGTAGCGTTTGCGTTCTCGTACAGTCTCTTCATATCCCGGTTGAGGATCGTATCGACACGATCGCGGAAAGTCTTATCTGCGCTTCGTGCCGCATCTACCTCCAGCCAGAATCTTGAACCTCTCGATTTCTGGTAAGTTTCCGCGGTGAACTCAAGGATCTTTCTGTAGCTTTCAGCCATTGCACGGGTGATTCTGCTGACCTGCGCTTCATTGAGCGCAAGATGCATAACATCCCGCTCATGGTAGGTCTTCGGGAGAACCGTTGTCCCTACCGTTACCTGGCTGTATGTGTCCCCGAACAATGCGTTTTCGGTCTTGTTGAAGCTGTCCGCAATGATCAAATGGTTCCGGTACTCAACGATCAGAACCTCATTGTTCCGGTACAGCTTGTGCACGACCTCTCTCCAGAACTCCGGAGCATTCTGCCGCATGTTTGGTCGCACGTTGAGCAGATAGTATTCCGCTCCTTTCACGGGCTGGCCCTTCTGCAGGGTGCGGAAATCACAGCTGCTCACTGCGTTTCCGATCAGGGAGGTACAGCTGTTGAAAATCAGATCAAACAGATACCCCGCGTCCACGATCACCGGTCCGGTGCCTCCGGATTCCGATGCTTTTGCGTCCTTCGGCCTTCCGAATGTGATTGTTTTTTCGAGAAAATCTCTGAAAACTCCGATGTTACTCACCTCCTTAATCGTCTATCAATGCACCAAGATCCAGCGCTCCAACAAGGCTGCTGCCCTGCAAACGATCCTCAATGGTCATGGATGCTACCAGTGCCATAAAAGGATCTGTCTTTCTGGATTTCGCTTCGATTTTGGCGTAGATGTAGTTGCCGGTATCCATCCCGATTTTCCGGGAGGATGCCACCTTCTTGGTGTTGTTGGTAGCCCATCTGAGCATCGGATTGTTGCCCCAGATAAAGCGCTGGTTGACGAATACGCTGTCAATAACCGGTATGACTCGCATGATGTCTGATGGCTTTACCAGCTTGATGTCTCCTTCTCCACGCTTCCCGGTGGTCAGTCCGATCTCTTCCAGTGCTTCGCGCATCAGGGTGTACCGGAAGTCGTCAATCGCTGCCCCTTGCACATCGTACCGGGACAGTTGTCCGCGTATGTAGTCTGCTATCAGCTTCGGTGGTATCTCTACCTCATCAACCGGTGTCAGCAATCCCATGCTCACCCACTCTCTCCAAGGTGCTTTGATTCGGTGCAGCTCCGGAGACTGTGTGCATATCCAGGCGTGGTTGATGTCCACTCTTGTCTCTCCGTCCAGCAGAAAATGAGTATTGACTCCTACCCAGTCCGTTGTCTTTGCAAAGTCAACGCCTATGGTGCAGGGAAGGTCAAGCAGTTCCGGGTGCGGTCGGTTGGTGGCCATGATGTCCGGCCATGCAGCCACAATCAGCTCGCCGGCAGAAACGACGATGTTCATGCGTTTCACCAGGAAGGAGAGATTCTGATCAGGCGCACGCTTCCAGTCTTTCCACTCCTTCAGTATCTCTCTCTGAAGGTTCGAGAAATACTGGTATGATGGGTTTGCCATTGGGAAGTTCGCTGGATCGTCTGCGTCCTTCACATCATTCAGACGGCAGATAAACGGCAGGAAACCTTCGTCCGGGATCTTGCCGTCCAGGATCTCTTCGGCTGTTCTTACCAAATCGTCCAGAGGACCTTCTCGCACGTCGCCATTGGTAGTGAAGTATCCGAGCCTCGGATGCGCTTTTTTGCCCAGCGCGGTTTTGAACACGTTGATCATGGCGTAGCTTTCGTACTGGTGGATCTCGTTCATGTAGACCGCGCCGGATCTCAAGCCGTCCAGACCTTTCGGATTATACGGCCTCCCGCGTACTACAGCACGGCTTTTGCGGCCAATTACCCGCTCTTTGTTGTGCTCAAAATGCTTGTCCAGTTTCGACCTCTGGCTGGGGATCTCCAACACCTCAATCAGGTCTGATACTGGCCTCATTGCCTGATCTTGGTTGTTTGCGCAGATATCCACATCGTACCCTCTTTTGACTTCACAGTAGGGGGATGATAGGCACAACGCTATGAATGTCAGGAATCCATCCTTGCCCGTTCCTCTTCCGCTAAGCATCAGAAGATCCGGCCATCTGGGCTCTCCGGTATCCGTCCAGTATGTGCACAGGTGGAGACCGGTCAGAAACTCTTCCCAAGGGAGCAGTTTAAAAGTCAGATACTTTTGCAGGGACAGGTATTTGTCCAGCTGCACAGAATCCGTATACACCCGCTCCGTCTCAAAACTTTTCCGCACTAAGGCGGCAAGCTTGATACGGTCCAGATTCGGAACACAGGAGCCGGATTCAATTTGTTCCAGGTAGTCCAATATTCTTGGATCGATCTCACAAATCTTCGTCCTCCTCCTTGATCTCCAGTTTAATTCCCAGCTCATCAAGGATCCGCAGCATCTGCGCGTTCACCTTGACCAGCTGATCCACGCTCTCGTTTTTCTTCTTGTTCACGATTCCGTTGTTCGAGGTATAGTCAATCACTACCCCGCGTTTTTTGATGTCCTTGGCGAGCAGCTGCTTGGTGTCCCAAAGCGTCATATAGTCTCTCGCGAGATCTATGAAATGCTTCTGTTCGCTCTCGCCGCCGGAAGGGTCGATCTGCATCAGCAATGCCGTTTCGACCTCTCTTTTTGTGGGTTTCTTGAGTGCCATGAGATCAACTCCTTTGTGTTATTTTTTCCTCGCGCGCGCACGCGCAAGCCTTTTCCTGATTTGTCGTGGACCCCCTGCGATTCGGGATGCCCAAATTAAAATTGCGTTTTTTCGGGGTGGGTATCACCATTTCTCCTCGGTCAGTGGCTCGTGCCTTGCTATCTTCAACCGCTCCGGGTGATATTTCTCGTGACACTCGAAGCAAACGGAAATCAGATTCCTTTTCAACTCTCCGTCGCCTGTCTCATACCAGATCGACAGTGCCAGGTCTGGCCGGTACTTGGCTTCGTTCACGTGATGCACACGATCCGCTCTGGTGTGTCTGCCTTCTGCTTTGCACCGAACGCATTCATGGTGATCCAGTTCGAATACTTCCTTGCGTTTGTTCAGCCACTCTGCAGAATCCAGGAACTTTTTGTAATTCCCTTCTGTGATATATCGCCTTGCATCCAGAAACATCCTGATCCCTCCCGGAATTGCATAAAGGCTGCGCAACGACTGCACAGCCTTCGGCAATCGTCCGGCTCATCTATACCCCGGACATGGCGGTACGCCTACCGCCTTGAGTTCAGTGTATCAAATTCCGAGGTGACATTGGGTGACATCTTAGCCCTCAGCGGGTGACATTGGGTGACATCTTTCGGGTGATCTCTTCGATAGCAGCTAACTTGATGCGGATCGTCTGCCGTTTCCCGTACCCTACAGCTTCGGCGATCTCGTTCATCGTCTTGCCGTTTACGAAACGGAGTTCGAGGATGAGCCGTGCCGAATCGTCTGACACAAGCATGATCATCTTCAAAATCTTTTTTCGTTCCCGCTCAAGGGCTTTTATTTCCTTGGCTATCTGGTTTTCCAACGCCTTGGTTGATGCTCCTGCCGGAACGCCTATGCGCTGCGCTCTTACCAGCTGCGCGGACTTGGCATCAATGCTTTTGTTGATCCATATCAGTGCGCTCAGTTCTTTCTCGGTTTCGGACACGTCGCTCTCTCCTTTCCATCAGTTCATTCCCTATCCCGTTGATCAGCTGCAGAGTGGGCTACTCCCGCTCTGATTCGTCTACGATGATTATCGTCTTTATTCCGTCAATCGTATGGCTCTCCAGAACCTCTCTTGCTTCCGTCTCTTTTCGATTTCTGCCTGCAGCTGATTGCTCTTTGATTCTCTGCATCCATCTTGCCGCCTTGCTCTTTTGGGCTATCGTGTCGTACCGGAAGTATTTACCTTCTGCAAGAACCGCCAGACACAACAGCACATCATTTCCCTCTTCGTGAAGTGCAGCATATGCATCCTCTCTGGTGACCGGTGTAGGATTCTCCTGCCGGATCACTCTTGCCAGCTTCAGCGCGGCGTGAGACAGCTCTGCACATTCTTCAGCCAGCTGTTCAAGGGCTGCGGCTTCTCCGATCCTTTGTACTATGCTCATGGTGTTATCCTCCGTTTCGCTTACTCTGCGATCATTACCACATTGCTTGCGTGAGCCAAGTAGGTTGTCCCATCAATTTCGATCTGGAGCTGATCGCCTTCGTAATCAGTCCATGAATCTATTTTTCCGCTCACTACTGAACCGTCCGGCAGCAGCACTATAGCCTTGTCAAACTTGTATGTGGTATCAATCAACTTGTAATTGCACCCGCTCAAAATAATCGCTATGGCAATAACCATAATTTCGATCGCAAATCTTTTCGTCCGTTTCATAGCTTTATTACCTCCTCGTCCATAATAGCCCCACACGCCGGGCAAAAGGCTTTGTGTTCCATCTCGGAAATCTTCGACGCCTCACGGCATTTAGGGTTTGAACACTCTGCCCACTTTCCACCCTCGTCGATGATCCAGTGGGCATGAACCTGTTGTTTGACATACTCGGAACGGGCTTTGAAATCACCACAAATTATCTTTCCGTCTTTTTCGTTCCGGATCAGTTTCCCACATACTGCAACGTGTAAACATTCCTGACAGGTTGTCATCACTCATCCCACCTTCGAAACGTAAAGAGAACCGTCTGCGTTAAATCTGGGAGTGATAGTAACGCCGCTGTTTCGCTCTACAACGATATAATTCACTCCGGTTTCGTTATCCACAACAGTGTGTATGCTTCCAAAAAAGCCGGTATCTGAAACCCATGTGGAAGAAAACGCCTCAACGGTTTCTTCTTCGGCATTCACCTGAACCCCTGCATCACTGCAAGCCCCAAGTGTGAAAGCGGCAATCAGCGCCATGCAAACTAAAAACTGTTTCATCATTCGTCCTCCTTCTCAAACTCCAACTGCCCGATCGCACGATCACCTTCCGCCTCATACGGTTCCGTCAGAGTTGCAGCCACTTCACGGATCTTTTCACCAAGCATTTTCCCTGCAAACGGCAGCGCGATTCCTGCCAACTCCAGCCCGCGCTTCATGACGATGTATCTGGCCCCGGTTTTGCTCTTTCTCAGGTAGATGCCAAACAAGCCCTCCATAGCATCAATCGGCTCAGTATAGGCTGTATCAAACCACACCGTTTTCCCTTCCGCTTTCATTGCTCCAACCTTTACACCACCAAAATCTACAACAAGTCCGGTGGGCTCCATCATGATCTCACCGGACTCTCTGTCTTTCACACTAATCTCATGCGGTAGCAGCTGCTGCAGGATGGTCCATTTCGGTTTATCCTTTCCTGCAATGCCAAAGAGTGCGGGAATGTTGTCCGCTTCAAGCATCGGCAGCCCGTCCAGAGGAAAAACAGATGCACCGTCGCCAATGTACTGCCGGACTACTTCTCCGTTATCATCGATCTGGTTGTAGAGAATCGCCGTTCTGTTTCGTTTGCAAAGCTTGATTACTGACTTAATTTTCATGGTTTCATACCTCCATCCTCAAATACTCCATTATCGCCTTCGCCGCTGCTTCCCACCCATTGATCACCAGAGCGTGATACCCCTGTTCGTTCAGCCTGCGGATCCACTCCTTCTGCGGATTGGTTGGCTTGCCTTTTCCGGCTTTCAGCTCGACAAACATCCCGTGATACTTTCCCCTGGCAACGGGAAGAAACAGATCCGGCACTCCAGCTCTTACGCCTTCCCGTTTGAGCCGGATCGCCTCCAGCTTGTTCCGCTTTCCTCCGTTGGGAATGTGGAGAAGCAGCTCCAATTCCGGAATTCTCCCGCTCATCCAGTTCACCCATTCGAAGAGGCTGCGCTGCTCATCTTCTTCGAGGTGCTGGCGGCGGGTTGCTTCTGCCATGCCCTGCTGCGCTGTCGAAATTTGTCTATTCATGTCGATCCTCCTTTCACTTTGCTCTCCATCCTCATGAGCCGATAGAACTGCATCGGCAGACCATCAAACTCATTTACTCTGTTTGTGACTTCGTTTTTCTCTATGTACCATCCTTTGGGTGCTTTCGGATTGGTGGTCCAGTGCTTGCTGGTGATCACCTCGCGGATGATCTTCGGCTGTTTCAGATTCTTCGATGCGCTCCATCTCTTCTTGCTGGGTGCATCTTCATCACGGAAGGTGCGGTCTGTCTCTTTGATCAGATACTCAGCAAGCTGGCTGTACTGTCCGTTTGCATCCAGCGCAGTGATTCTCGGTCTGCCATGAGGCCAGAGTGCTTGCAGATCCTCCACCGGAATTCCGGGCATGATGATATGGTGATGGATGCGCTTTGCCTGGTACTCCGTGACAACAATGTACTTGTATTCTCTTCCGCGCTTTTTGAAATACGCTCTTGCTGCACGGTGGAACTTAGCCAGATTCGCCCTTGCTGTCTTCGGATCCGGTTCAGCTCCTCCATGGGTCAGCACTGTATGGGTATCTCCCTTTCCGAAGTTTGCAGCGATCAGCCACCCCAGCTTCCGGGCAGCATGGTCCAGATTCACCCGCTTCATAGCTTCCGTTGTTTCCTTGATCTTTTCTCCCCTTGATCGCTTCTTGGAATAGTTGGGAGCATAGTACTTGTAGACTTCGATCATGTGCCCACAGTCTACGATGGTTTTGATATATGGCATCCGGCTTACCTCCGTTCCTTGTCGGTAAGATAATACTCTTGACCAAGGTTATTGCCGCCCGCGCAGGGCAGCGAAATCTCGAATGGTAATGGTAATGCCGCTGTATGCTTTTGAGACATCAGCGGCGTAAATGGTTTATTCACTTGTAGCTTCACTTGCAGTTTCGTTTCTTGCTTCGATCTTGGCCTTGCACCAGCGGTACAGATCAACCTTGACATCCCTATCTAATAAGGAAACGTCAAACCAGAGCCGTTCCTTATCGCTCATAGCGCAGGACATGGGGATGCCGTGCTCGCGCTTGAAGTCCTCATACCGCTTTCTGACCACCGGATGTGCCGGATCGGTCATGTACAGGCCAACCAGAGGCAGCTTCCTCTTCGGATCGGCCTGCGGCATCGGGAACGCAAGCAGGATCAGATCAGCGAGCTTTTCGTCCAAGGAGCGATCTTTCTCTTGTTCGTTCGTCGGCAAGCCGGTCACCTCCGTTCTCTCGATAGAACACCATCAGACGATCAATCGCCCGGCCAAGGTCTGATCCGTTGGCTTCCGTCATACTTTTTAGATGATGGTACGTCTGCGGCGAAACTCTTACTCTTACCTTTACTCTTTCCACGTTTCTTTCCTCCGGATCTTGCCCAGGCTTCACACTCCGGGCAGATATATGGTTTCCATGGGGCTTTGGTGCTGATATTCCAGACAAGCCCGCATTTGGTGCAGGAAGCGTATCGCTTTCCGGTCATTTACCATACCGCCTCTCCCGCTCTTTTGAGATAGCTGCGCTGCGGTGGTATCCGCTTTCCAGCCAATACTCCCGATCCTTGCGGATGCAGGCTATCTGGTAGCATATTTTTCTTCTGAAATCGTATCTCTTTCGATCCGTGCAGATATCACGCTCCGGGCAGGGTTTCCCCGGCTCACGCATGATGCAGTCCCTGCAGGGGTTTTCGCCGATTGCTAAGATCAAATCGACATCCATATGATCACTCACTTTTTCTGGCTCAGCGCCCTTTTGGTGTTGATGCTCCAGAGCCCGGAACACTGCAGCATTTCGGTTTCTTCCTTCGTGCAGGAGCGTGCGCCGGTGTCCGGACAGCTGTTCGGCGGGAGTTTGCACTGGAAGCATCCCCGCCCCGGACGGCATTCCTCCGGTATCTTATTCTGCGGCATCGTTTCTCTCCCACCAGTCTTCCAGCTTCTTCAGCACCCACTTCGGCGTGTTGGTCAGCTTCCCGCTCTTCGGGTCAATGCCGGTCACCAGTACCGGACCGAAGAAGAACACATCCCTGACCTTGCTGCAGCAGCTCAGCGGCATACTGCGGGCGGCGCCTTCGGGGTTATGTACGACGATCACGCCGGGCAGCAGCTCATAACACTGGAACTTGCCCTGCAGGACAGTGTTGAGGACGCCCTTTGTCAGCTTGAGGTCTACGATCTGCCAGTCCTCGAAGGCGGTCTTGAGCAGAACCGTCATCCGATCACCAGCTCTCTGGTTTTGGAATCAAGTATCAGATCGGCGGGATCGTCCCCGCGAATGCCCACGACAAGGAACGTGCCGAAAAATGTGGTCCCCCAGAAACGGCGGTTGTACTGCATCCCCATGCTCTCTGCTGCGGGATTGTAGATTACGCCCATGTGGGTGGCAAGCTGTGCCAGACGGAAACAGCCGCCGACTTCTTCCTGCATGGAGGCAACGGTGCCTTCGATCTCAATCTCTTCCCAATCGAAGCCGGGACGCTTTCTCAATACGTGCATTATCTTCTTCCTCCGTTTCCGATCGTCAGATAGGGACGCATCAGCCAGACCCAGAGGATCATGGTCTTAATGCTCATCCAGGTACCTTTGCCGAACCCGATCGTATCCCGCTCTATTCCGCCGACGATGCCCAGCAGGAACAGGAAGCACAGACCGGCAAGAACCGGGCGAACTTTGTTGAAAACTCTGCGGATCGCGCGAACGATTTGACGAATCTGCTTTTTCGTGGTATTATGACTACGTTGATTTTGGGGAACCCGTCTGCCAGGACGGACTCCTGCGCCCTTGACTGTGCCAGCGGTCAGGGGCTTTCTTTTTGCTGTCGCTGTGCTCATAACATGTCCTCCCATTCTTCTTTCACGTCGCAGAACCCTTCACCGTCCACACCGACGATCAGGAGTGTGCCAAAGATCAGATTGTTGTAAAAATAGTTTGGCGCCAAGCCAAGAAAGATGCCGTCTTCGTTGCAGAGAACAGCCGCGTGTTTCATGTGCACAGCACACTCAATGTTGCCCTCTACTTCTCTCTGCAAGGCTTCCAGCGTGTTGTCGATCTCGATCAGTTCCCAGCCTTCGCCGGGACGCTTGCGGAATACTTTCATGCTTATTCCTCCCTTTCTCTATGCCTGTGCTTTCTCATTCGATGGACATGCTCAGCGTGCAGCAGCCATCCAAGCGTTACTCCCATGATCGCTACCAGCAGGACCATGAAGCTGATCGTGTCTATGGGCATCCTGCCCCAGATATTGCTCATGCGCTCATCACCTTCCGCATCGTTCCGCTGACATCAAACAGCAGCGGGATCTCCAGAGGAGACACGTTCAGCAGCTGGCACCATTTGAACATCTCTGTAACATCGATCTTCGCCTTGCCGTCCAGCTTCTGGCTCAGCGCCGATCTGCTGATCCTGGCATCTTCGGCGAACAGCTGGAACTCGCCGTACTCTCCGAGGATCCTGCGGGCGAGGGCATCATACTTGTGGACTACTCTTTTCATTCGGTATCCTCCTTTTCATGATAGTGCTTGAACATCTCTTCAAAGAGGTGGGCTTTCTCCTTCATCAGATCGTAGGCTTCGGCCTTCAGTTCGATCACCTGACGTTCCAGCCGGGTGTTTTCCAGTCTCAGGCTGCTCACCTTGTTCTTCTGCTCGTTGAGCTCAACCTTCAGTTCAAGAATGGTCTGGACGTATGCCTGGGCTTCCTCTTTGTTGCCGGCAGCTTCCTCAGTGAGGTCGGCGATCTGCTGCTTGTACTGCTCGGTCAGACTCCGCAGGCCGATGATCTCACCTTCCTCGCCCTCCTCATAGAAGGACAGGCGCTCTTTGAGGGCTTTGATTTCATCATGGGCTTTCTCCAGTTCGATGATGTGCTGGTCTTCCGGGAGGTGTTCCGGAGCTCCGGCGTTCCATTCCGGCTGCGCTACCGGTGCCGGGTCTGAAGCATAGACGGACTGTTTCTCCGGGGCCTTATCCCGCGGCCACACGATCTCATCTGCGGTGATGCCGTAGAGCTCACAGAACTTTGCTTTCTGCTCATCGGAGATGATCGCCAGTCCCCGCTCCATGCTCTGAACGGTTCCGTATGAGAGCCCCATTTCTGTTGCGGCTTTTTCCACTGAAAGACCGGCGTTGTATCTTGCTCCCGGCAGTGTCAGCGGCAGCTGGTCGTTCCGGCCTTCAACGATCACCTCTTTGGGAGATACATCATAGGCCACACACAGCTTTTTGAATGTTCCCGGCAGCGGAGCCTTGCCTTTCTCCCAATCCTTGATCACGCCCTGGGTGGTTCCGATCTTCTCTGCTGCTTCGGCGATGGTCAGCCCTGCCCGCTCGCGGGCTTCTTTGATGTTCATTTGCGCTTCCTCCTCTTATACTGATGAATGATCCATTTGATGTCGTAGTCGATCCCGGCGGCCGCATAGGCGAGTGTCAGGATCCCGATTGAGATCACGATAGCCATTTCTACTGTCATAACAACACCTCTTCATTCAAAAAAACGATCCTTTACTTTTCTGGCAGCTTCTCTCAAATCTTCATCCAAAGTTTCTTTTACAACCAGATCCCTCACATACTGCTTGATTATTGCGATCATCAAAACCGATATAAGGAATCCGATTGTGCTTGTCGTTGCGATAACAGCCAAAATGACTACCAGCAACATCGATTTCACCTCCTTGTTTCTTCCCGCTCATAGCGTTACCCCACTTTCTTAACTTCTTCGGTCTGCTCTGCGGTTTCCCGCCGGTTGACCATGAAGGCCATTCCTTCGGCGTAGGCCAGCAGCCTTTCCTGTTCCCGCTCGGAAAGCTTCGGGATCAGCTCACCGAAAGCTTCAAGGGTTTCGTTGTTTTTGATGTTCATGCGGGTTCCTCCTTTCTTTTATCCCAACAAGCACACAATAACCAGCGTTATTGTCACTGTCATTGCTGCAGCAGCTATGCAGATGGCGGTGATTGCTTTTTTCTCTGCCTTTACTGCTTTCCCCCACGCTTCTTGGTGAAGGTCTTCGGCGTATTTCAGATCTAATTCCATGCGATCATGCAGCGCCCTCAGATCGTTGAAGATCAGCTGCTCCCGCTCTGTCGTTCCGTCTGAGATGTCCGGCGTCCAGTACTGGTAAATGGCATATCCATCTGCCCAATATTTCTTCCGGAACTCTCCCTGATCCAGAGGCCGGTTCAGGAATTTGAAGCGATTCACCTTTCGACCGTGATCTTTGCCGTGTCTGGGTGTCGGGTTGATCTGGTGAACTCTTGCATGTTCTTTGTCCACTCTTCTCACTCCTTCTTGTATTTGCATTGTCGATTTCGATGCTTTATGGTAGAATATTCTTAATAAGTTCTTGAGGTGATATAATGACCGCTCGGAATTCTTTCTGGTATGCGTTTGCTGAAATGCTCTACAGAAGTTATTATCTTGTGAGTTACAAGCAAAGGGTTTTAAAAATTCAGAAAATCTTAAATTGCTTTTTGATCGTCGTTTCTTCCACAAGTATTTCAGCATGGACGCTTTGGGGAAAGTATCCGGTCTTATGGGCAATTTTGACTGCTGCTTCACAATTGATTAGCTTAGTTATGCCATATTTCAGATACTCCGAAATCGTCACCTGTATCAATTTCTGCATCCCTGAGTTAGATATAATCACAAGCGAAATGGAAGCAAAGTGGCAAATTATAGACAGCCTCAAAGATCAAGAAATTGTCAAGGAGTGTGCTAAGTTTGAAAAAAGATATAACGAATTAGACGCAAAATACCTTTCTCCTCTCGATTTCCCTGATAAAAAATCTTGTCAAAAATCCGCTATGCGTAAAAGAGATATGTATCTCTCAAAATATACAAAAGCTACCGAAAGCGAGGTAATTATATGAGCCATCCATCTGATAAGAATCCTTCTTCAACTAGACATCCTGTTTCTGGTGGCAATCTGGATCAAAAGAGCGTTCCACCTTCTTCAAAGCTTCCGCCACCACCGCCTCCAACCTCAAAGGGAAAATAACTTACTCTTTTTCTTCTTTTCTTTTCCGCTGAAATCTCTTTTCTGCCCGCCTCACACGCACGAGTTCACAGGCGTGTAAAATGACACTTGCTGCAGTGAGCAATATGAGAATCAGCCGGAGACTGCATTCTGTATCCATGGTTCAACATCCTCCCCGCCCCGCTCACGCGGGGCTTTTCTCTTTCCTCTTCTTCAGCGCCTTGTTTTCAATGCTGATCAGCAGCCTCTTTCTATATCTCTTTGGAAGCTTGGAGATTGATTCCTCCATAGCTTCAAGGATTTTTGCTTTGGATTCTTTGTCCACTCTTCTCACTCCTTCCTGTGATGTTTTGTTGTCTATGACGTTATTATATACGCCTTAGAAGTGTATGTCAATAGTTTTTTCACGTCTTTGTGATATTTTTATTGACAATGACGTGTTCCGGTGTTATCATTTATTTCAGAAAGGGGTTCGATCTAATGAACGAACGTATAAAAAAAGTGCGCAAGGAGCTTAGCCTCACGCAACAGGAATTTGCAAACCGAATTGGATCTACGCAAAACGTACTTGCAAACTATGAAACAGGACGCCGGAATCCCTCCAGTTCTGTTATCAATAATATTTGTAAAACCTTTAACATCAACGAAAACTGGCTCCGTACTGGCGAAGGCGATATGTTCATCGTTGTGGACAAAGAACTGGAACTGATGGCATGGGCCGGTGAAGTGCTCCGAGAAGAATCCTCTTCTTTCCGTCATAGATTTGTAGCTGCTCTCTCTGTCCTGGACGAAAAAGACTGGAAAGAGATCGAGCGTCTTGCCCGTAAGATGACCGAAGCCTTAAACGAAGAAAGCAAATAAAAAAGGCTGCGGAAAACCCGTAGCCTTTCTTTGTTATTATATTCAATTCCCTCATCCCAGAAACGCAGTTAAGAACCTATTTAATTTCTCAATCTGTTCCGGTGTTGCATTATCGACCATTACGTGGAGCTTCTTTCTCAGCTCATCGGTCCTTGTTATCGGTTGATCACTATTGTCCCTTTCGTCCTTTTTCATTCTTTTTTCAATACCTCAACAGCTATGTTTAAAAACGAACATCTGTTCTAACCCGCATATTCAGCATAGCACGGGACGCGTGCACTGTCAAGGCCTTCGTCAATAAATTGTACAGCAGTGTTTTAACAGTCATTGTCCCGCCCCCTTTCGTCTTCGATCGGCCGAGCCGATTTTGTTTAAAATATGTGCGGAGCATTTGGCTGCTACCCAAACACCCCGCACCCGGTAGGTTGGTGCCGTTTTCGGCATCTTAATCCTACCATCCGAGCCCACAAACATCAATACGCACATATGATAGAATGCTATTCACTTCTGACAGCGCCGATATTCATCGGTGAAAACAGCTACTCACATATGAATAGTTGCTGTTCAGATATGACAGTTTCGCTATCCGTGCGTGAAATTCGGAGGTTGGTATGCCAGAAAAGTCCTATAGCCGATGCATCGACTGTGAGCATATCGGCAAAAAATGCGGTGGACCCGATTTTATCGTCATGGAAACCCAGAAGCTGAGCGAATGGTGCAGGCTCCGGAAAGAGTATCTGCACAAATCTGATCCCAAATGGACCAACGCCTACGTCTCCCAGCAGGCAGATGTATCTCTCACGACCGTTAACCGGTTCTTTGCCGGTGACATTGAGGACACCAAGCTGTCTACTGCAGCGCGGATCCTGCGCGTGCTGGTCAACGGCACCTGGGGACAGTATCCCTGTCTGATGGTCGGGAACGATTCTACTGATCCTGCAGCAGAAGCTGAGTGCCTGCGCTTACGCGAACAGGTGTCTTCCGAGCGTGCAAAGATCGAATACCTCAAGAAGCAGATAGCTTTCCAGGAGCGTCAGCTGATCCAGAAAGATGAAGTCATAGACGAGCGTGGAGAATTCGCCGTCAAGCAAAGCAGAGATATCCGCATTATTTCCGCTCTGCTGGGCGTGTGCGTTGTTGTTATCATTGCCGCGCTGGTGGTCGATCTGCTCAATCCGGATATTGGTTTCTTCTGGGTGAGCAGGTAAAAACCAAAAAGAAAAACTATGTATCTGCGAATACTGGAGGTATCGTTATGGATGTTCAAATTTTGGTTGGCGGCGGTTGGGAAGAAATCAAAACAGCCCGCGAACACAAAGGCAAAAGCATCATTGCATTCCCTTCTGAATATTGTGTAGTTGACCTTGAAACAACAGGACTCAGTCCCGAATGGGATGATATTATCGAAGTTGCCGCTGTAAAATACTCTGATGGTAAAGAGGTTGATCGCTTTCAGTCTTTGGTGCAGCCACAACTCAATTATGATGGCACTTATGTTGATGAATTCATTACCGAACTAACCGGAATTACAAACGAAATGCTTGCATCTGCACCCGCTCCCGAAGATATACTGCCTCTGTTTTTCGATTTCATCGGTACCTCTATCATAATTGGTCATAACATCACCTTTGATGTTAATTTCCTGTATGACAAATTCGAGAGATATTTGAACAAGCCTTTCCCCAACGATCATATCAATACCATTCGATTTGCTCACAAACTTTACCCCAACCTTCCACACTACAGACTTTCTGATATGATAGATTTTCTGAAAGTCAACGGTGCAAACGAACACCGCGCACTCTCCGATGTTCTCGCAACACATGAGTGCTATTTGAAGATGTGTGAAGAAGCACGCAAGCAGTATCCTACCGAGCAGGATTTTGCCAAAGCGTTTAACAAGCATTATTCGTTTGGCTTTAATGCCGCCGATATTAAGGGGGATTCTTCGAAAGTCGATACTGATAACCCGTTATACGGTCAGCATTGCGTTTTTACAGGCAAGCTCGATCGTCTTACCAGAAGAGAGGCTATGCAGATTGTTGCGGATCTTGGTGGAATCAACGAGGATACTGTAACAAAGAAAACCAACTTCCTGATCCTTGGAAACAATGATTACTGCAGTTCCATCAAGGACGGTAAGAGCAGTAAGCATAAAAAAGCCGAAAAAAACAAGCTGAAAGGGCAGAACATCGAAATCATTCCGGAATCTGTATTCTATGATATGATCAGCGAAGAGTAAGAAAAATAAAAAAGCCCGCTCCCTGCGCCAACAGAGAACGGGCAAGCCTATCATAACACCTCAAACCGTTATACCAAGGCTTTGTTATATCTATTATAACACTTTCGGGGTAGATACGCAAGCCGGAAAGGAATTCACATGAAACGAACCAACAGTGCTGTATGGATGGACGATCGTAACAGATGGCGCGTCGTTGTCCAGAAGGACGGACAGCGGAAAGCGTTCTATTCCTCCACGCCCGGCCGCGCCGGTCAGAGAGAAGCCAATGCAAAGGCCGACGCCTGGCTGGATGATGGCATCGATCACACCGATCGGCGGGTCAAGGATCTGTACGAGGAATACGTTGCCGAGATCAAGGAGACAACATCGTATGCCAATGCGCTGAACATTGAGAACATCGGCGATGTCTGGATCATTCCCTACATCGGCAAGAAGAGAATCAGCGCCATCACCGAGAATGAGTTACAGCTGATCCTCAACCGGATGCACAAGGAAGGCCGCGCCAAGAAAACCATCATGAACACCCGCGCAGCGATCTCCCAGTTCTTCAAATACTGCCGCCGAATCAAGGTTACCACCTTGAATCCGGAGTTTCTGGAGATCCCGAAGGGTGCATACTCCAAGAAGAAGCGCATCCTGGAACCGGATTCCCTCAAAACACTGTTCACTGAATCGCACACCAGATGGAACGGAAAGATCATCGAGGATCCTCTGATCAATGCATACCGCTTTTCTGTATCCACCGGTCTGCGTCCCGGTGAGCTGCTGGGCTTGGAATGGGCAGATGTATTTGACGGCGTCGTGCATGTTCAGCGATCTCTCAACATCCACGGACAGATCACCAACGGCAAGAATGCCAATGCGATCCGAAACTTCGCGCTCAACGATCTGACCGCCGGGATCCTCATGGATCAGCTGGAGGTGCTTACCGGCGTACCCGCTCCTTTGTGGGACGATGTGCTGCTGGGCAAGAAGAAGTTTGCTGTCAACGGCAACGCTCTGGTAGCGATCCCGACCGGCAGAGTATTCCCGTGCTCCAATGAAAGATACTATTTCAGAAGATGGGTAGTGTACTGCGAATATAACAGCATCCCCAGAGTATCACCTTATGAGCTGCGGCACACCTTTGTATCCATCGTCAAGGATCTGCCGGAGGGTATGATCAAAGGATTGGTCGGCCACAGCCAGAACATGGACACCCTCGGCATCTACTCACATCAAATCAGCGGAGAGATGCAGCTGACCGCTGCCAACGTCTCGAAGATCTTCGATGCACTTCTTACGAACGAGAAGGAAAAAGAGGCAACATAAACGTTTTCGTTTACGGGCTTGGTTCAGAACCTTGCCCGTTCTTTTTGTGCTTTGTGTGATTTTTGTGTAAATCACACGCTTAAATTGATGCGTCTGGGACACACTTTGGGACACACTTTTATTTTTACTTTCGTGAAATAAAGTAATCGTAATTTAAAATAAATGGCTTAGTTATGCGGAAAATCGAAATTCATTTTTGATACACAAAGCATAGAAAAACCATATAAAGCAGGTTCAAGTCCTGTTACCCGCACCATAGAAAACCCGCATAAACAAGCCGTTTATGCGGGTTCATTGCTGCTATTGGGACACACTTTGGGACACACTTACGTTTTCGGTGTTTTTCAAGATGTGTTCTTTTTTTGCGTGAATCACACGACGATCTCACGATAATACATAGCAGTCTTCTTATCTCCGGCAGCTACATCCTTATCGTCGAGCCACCCCTTCGAGAGCTCTACGAAAAAATCGGCGTTCTTCTCCTGACCGTATTTTTTTGCAACTCCATAGTAGTCGGTAAACATCATATTCATCACCACATAGAATTCGATCGGATCATACGGCAGTTTCATGGATTTAAGGACCTGTGTGGTCTGAGCCATGTTCCAGTGTTCTCCACTTTTGGACTTGTCCTCAGGGTTCTCCATGCTTTCTACCCATTCCTTTGCCGTGCCTTCGTCCAGTGGCTTATGAGGTTTGTTTCTTTTGCCCGACTTGCGATAGTCATCATCGTCATCACCATCAAGATCTCTGTCGTATCCCATGGTTCTACCCGATTCATTCCGGCGTCTCATGTTGGGACGGTCCTCCCTGTCGTACTCTCTGGAGTGTTTGGGGTATTCCATTCTGGATCTCGACATATCACCGTCATAACCCATTCTGGTGTGATACGGATCGCCTTCATTGCCCATCCAAGGCGTATATGGGTAGCGATTCATGTTAGTATCACGATCCATCCCCATTCTGTTGGGATCTCTGTACCCTTCCCTTGTTCTGCGATACCCATCGCTTTCCTTACTTGCATAATGGAACATCAAAGCAGCGTTCTTTCCCATGAAGCATCCTCCTTTCAGCTGAGACGATCGATCACGATACTGGCATTCTCAACGTCAATATCGATGTCAGAAGTATTTACCAGGGATACGGAACTGGTGCCGCAGCCACAAGGACCGTACACTCTGATCAGCGTAGTCAGCGCCACGTTAAAAAAGGCATCGACCACAGTCGGGGTAACAGTGCCTTCTGCACCAATCACGCCCTCACCATCCTGGGAGAGGCCGATGCTGATCGGGCCTACTGTGCCGCCGGTCGGTACTGCAATATCGGCGTTGACGGTTACTCTGTAGATGCCAGGCTTCAGCATTACGAACCTGCCGCTGCCGTTTTCATGTCTGACCGTGCAGCCGGTCATTACTCTGGTGGATCCAAAGATCACGGCATCACCCGCTCCAACAATCTGGGAAGCTACATTTACAGCATTGATCATATTGATATATCTCTCCTTTCAAAAGTTAAGGAGGTAGCCTGTTGGCCGCCTCCTTTTTTGTTTTATCCGTAAGGCGTTGGCCTACATCTCAAACAGAGAAGCGGATTGATTATGCACCAGCAACCGCGCCGTATCCTGCACCGCATCCGCATCTATCAAACATGGCTACAGCCTGATAAGGGCTGCATACCTGGTATGCGGGAACGGGCTGAGGTCTGAGGGCATTGATCAGGGTCGCATTCTGGCTCAGCTGAGACAGCTGGAAGTTGGCCGCCAATACATCGCGGTCTTTGTCTGCCAGTTTATCGCGAAGATCCTGAATCTGGTTGGTGGTCATCATGTCGATGATGCGCTGGGTGTTGTTGTTACCTGCCTGGATGATTGCAGTTGTGCTATCAGAGATCGCTTTCTGTGTCTCGCAGCAGCACTGCTGAGCATCGAACCGGCTCTGGTTGATGGCATTGTTGACACCGTTGAAGCCGGTGCAGAGTGCATTGTCAACGCCGTGGAAGCCGCTCATAATGGAGTTGTTGAGTGCATAGGTAGCGTCTGCGATACCCTGCTGGATGCCTCTTACACTGCCCTGCAGGTCGTTGAAGTTGAAGCTGCTCTGCAGTTCTGCTACACCCAGGCCACCACCCAGGCCACCAAAACCGCCAAAGCCTCCGAAACCTCTGCCACCGCTGAGCAGCAGCACAAGGATCAGCAGACCCCAGATGCCGCCGTCTCCGCCGAGGCCGCCAAAGCCCCAGCCGCCATTGTTGTTGCCGTTGTTGGATTCACTTCCGAGTGCATAGCCCATACCGAAGTCGTCCATAGTTTGCCTCCTTTTCTTTTTTGAAGATTGTTTTTATATAAACCGCGGAATTGCGGCTTATTTCATGTTGTTCTGGAGCATCATCTGCACCTGCCGATACATCTGATCGACGTCCACACCTCTTTCTTTGCAGAGGTTCCGGGCAGTCTGTTCCAGCTGCTGGGGAGATTTGCCCTGGATAAAAGGCATCACCTGCTGTGCTGTCGGATTCTGTTGAATCATGTTGGATATCATGGCCTGCGCCATCATGTTGAGATTCATACCGTTCCTCCTTTATCCGGTTTTGTAATCATTTCGAAAAGATCGTCGAAGTCTTTTCTGAGCCGCTGGAACTCCTCTCGGGTTACCGGTGTTTCGCTCTGTACTGTTGCGGGTGCCCGCTCCTGTGCCGGAGGTGTTTCGGGCTGCAGTGCGTATCTTCCAAATACTGCTGCGCCGGTCTGCGGGGAGAGCTGCTTGGTGTAGATCATTCCGTGCGCCTGATCAACCATCACCTGCAGTGCACCTGTGAAGTCTGTCGGCACCGCCATGGCTTCCTGTTCACTGGCCACCGGCACGCTCATGATCGGAGAGTACGACGCTGCCGCTCTGGGCATTGGCTGCTGATACTGTGGCATATACTGCTGCGGCATCTGCGCTTCCAGCTGTGCCAGGCGCTGCCGTGTGGGATCCGGCTGCGGATAGAATGGCTGTTGCATGTACTGATTCATCTGCATACCTCCTTCTGTTTACAGCTGAATTTTACCGCGAAAAGGCGTTTCTCACAGCGCAGCTGAGTGCCATAGATAGACCAATCTGATACCAGTTTCTGAGGGTGTTTTTGATGCCCGGCAGCAAGTTACAGGCAAATTAAAAAAGCGCATCACTATGCGGTTTCTGTTATCAGATGCACAGGATGCGCTATCAAAATCAAGTTAAACGTTATTGGATCATCCAAATATGGACCAAAACAAAAATCGACGGAATGAACCACAATTGTAGCACTTTGCCGATAACTCACAAAAATTATTTGCGTTTCATATGGCGATTTGTACTATGTATTGGTTGCATTTCTTCAAAACTTCGAATATAATATTACTAACAGGACCCCCCGCACCTCTCCTTACTTTGTAAGTGATGTGTCCCAGCGGGGGACATTTTTTTATCATGAGGGATTTATAGTGCAAGCATTAAAAGAGCCAACAACATACGCAGAACAAATCGCAATACTTAAATCTCGTGGATGCGTGATCAAAAACGAAGAAGACAGCATTCAGCGTCTAAAGCTTGTTAATTATTATCGTCTTACTGCATATTTTCTTCCATTCAAAGATGGAGAACGATACAAAGAAGGAACCAGTTTTGATGCTGTATATAGATTGTACGAATTTGATAGAAAGCTAAGAGGAATCTTGTTTTCTGCAATAGAGGAGGTAGAAGTATTTCTGCGTTCTCAATTTGCATATTACCATGCCCATAAATATGGAGCTGACGGCTACTTGCAAGAACACAGTTTTTCGGAAAGACATGACCACCAAAAATTCATGGATAACATTGCAAGAGAGGTGGAAAACAATCGAAAATCTTCTTTTGTACAGCACCATTTAAATAATTACGGCGGGCTATTTCCCATCTGGGTTATCAGTGAGCTATTTACATTTGGTATGCTATCCTACTTTTATGCAGATATGAAAACTTCAGATCAAAAATATCTCGCTGCTTCTCTATATTCAAGTACTCCCAAAAATGTTATCAGTTGGCTGCGCTGTTGTACTGATTTACGCAACATATGTGCCCATTATGGTAGACTGTATTATCGTGTATTCCCCGCTACTCCGGCAGGATTCAATCTCATAGAATCAAAAGGAAGAAGATTATGGGGAACAATGCAGGCTCTTAAAGCATTGTATCCAGACAAAAATAAATGGAACAATGATATTCTAATCTCTCTGCAAGCACTATTTGAGGAATATCGTAGCGACATTAATTTGTACCATATCGCATTTCCTATTGATTGGGAAACACAACTATCTTTTTGAGCATCGCAATGCTCTGTCAAACTTTTAAAATATATACCAAAAATGAAAGTTTTGCTATATAAACGAAAAAAGGGACGCCATAATGTGCGTTCCTATTAAGAAAACATTGACGGGTGTGAGAGAAACGGTATAGCTTAGGCTATGCCGTTTCTTTCATTTTCCCGTGTAGCAAAAACTTTGGACATTTCCAGGATACCAATACCCTTG